ATTGTGTAATTATTGAACCAGAAATTGTATATGACATCTACAATGTTATTTTTTTGGTTGCCGTAAGCCCCGTTAGTACTCCGTTATTAAATGTTGTATAAAAACTATCTTCGCTTTTATCGTTAGCTATAAATCGATAGCGAATACCACCGCCTGGGTAGGTGTATTTAATCACTCGACCCGAAGCAATGTCTGGTAGTTTTTCAACTGACAAAAAGCCTGAAACTAGCGTGAACCAGTTCTCCTTATTGGCTTTTTTATCAATAGCACTAGCCATTGCTTTCATCATAGTGGCAATGTGGCCGATAACTGATGTTATTCTATTTTCTAAACTCATTTTAAGCTAAATAAGCCGTGTTAAAATCTGCTACAAAATCACGATCAGTATTGCCGACATTCGTTGTAAGCGCTGTTAAATCAGTTGCCGAAGCAGCCCCAATATTACTTCTTGCCTGCGCTTTTTGAGAATCGCTAAACGCCTGGGATAAAGCAACCGAAACTAAACCTGTATCCGTTTGCGCTAGCGCCACAATCTTATCAGCAAGTTCCTTCAAGGTATCGCTATCACTCCCAGCCCCATTAATCAAGTTAGCCACTGCCGTAGTGATCAATGCAGTGATTTTAGTTGAGCTATACGTTTTGCTTGCGCTAGCCGAAGTGTCATCAATTACCGAGCTTGGTGCCGGTAGAGCTGAAATGTTTGACTTCAATTCGTTCAAGGCAGCCACAAGGCTTGTTTTATCAGTTGTAGATAAAGCAGCAGTGTTTCCGACCTTAGCATTTATAGCTTTAATCGTGGAAGCCACTTGCTCCGCTAATGCTTTTATTCTTAATTCTAATGTCATTGCTTACGTATTTAATGCGATTAAAAAATCATTTGCCCAGTCGCGCTCATAATTCCCAAGTATGGTAAAATCAGGTAAAATAGCAGCTGCAAATTCAGCTTCAGTACCAACAAATTCACCATTTTTAACAGCTATTTGATAGGCTGAAAGTCCATCTTTATTGACAGCAACTATAACTTGTAATGGCTCAGATTTCACTAATTGAATAATCTGAGGCTTACTGCAGATAATTTGTGCAGTATTTATTCTACCTGAAGCTATTATTTCAACGCGCATCTTATTTTGTTATTACTAGCTTTCCTTTGAATATCACCCTTTTTGTTTGTGCCTCATAAATCTCATAATAATGAGTATTAGCGCTAATATTTTGCTGATTTGGCTCGATGATCCACTTCATGGATTTTGCATTGATCAAAAGTGATGCAGACGGCGAAACCATTGCATTTTTGGCATTTGAATTATAGATTTTAACCTCATAATTTCCAATCCAATCAGCTTCAGCCTCAAATAAAATTTCAACGCGTTCATCAATAGAAAGGCTATCTATATCAAGTTCAACAGCAATCGAGGGGTCAATTGTTAACTTTGTCATTTTATCACTTTATAATTGGTTCACTAACAATTCTAAACTATTAATCTTGTCATTTAGACTATCAATAATTAATTGTTGCTCTTGAATAGCTTTCATAAGCACCCCAATACTGGAGTTTATATCCATTTGATTGTGATTCTTTGTGGAAAGCTCCTGCACCGTATCATCCGCAATAAAACCGATTCGCTTATTCTCTAAATCTGTTTTGTAATTAAACTCCACTACATCTACACTATTGATTATATCAAGCGCTGACCTTGTAAAAGGTACAATGTTAGTTTTTGAAGAACGTAATGAAGTCGAAAAGAAATTAGTTGAACCAACACCAATGTAGGTGTACCAGGCAGAAGCCGTAGCGCGCCAGTGATCTCCGCCGTAGGGATTCCATAGATAGGGTTCGTTTGCACCTGCACCTGCTTTGAAGTATGTTCCCGTATATGTTTCCCCAGAGGTTGCTAGATTCCCGTAGACGGTTAGATTTCCTGATAGCGTTCCCCCACTCAACGGCAGATACGATGACAATGAAGTCCTTGTTATGTATCCGGCAGGATTTGACGAATTATAAGGAGTGTACCCCAAAGCACTATTCACCATTCCTGAATTAATGCCAGTTATCCATCCGCCATAATTCCCCAAGTCATTTGAGAATTGGGATAAAGCGGTGGGTCTACCTGAAACGTTTCCCCAAGCAACACTTCCTGCCGATCCGGCACTACTGGCATAATTAACAGATCCGCTAGCTGTAACATAACCGGCAGGATTTGATGAGTTATATGGGGTATAACCTAATGCCGCAACAACCATAGCTAAATTAATACCCGAAATATAGCTAGCTGGGTTGGTTGAATTATATGGGGTAAATCCAAGTGCTGCAATAATCATAGCTGAATTTATACCTGTAATCCATCCACCATAGTTACCTAAGTCATTCGAAAATTGAGATAAAGCTGTAGGTTTATTGGATACATTTGACCACAGAACAGAACCAGCAGAATTGGCATAGTTTACAGATCCATTAGATGTAACAAAACCTGCAGGATTTGACGCATTATATGGTGTATACCCAAGAGCAGCAATAACCATACTTAAAGTTATACCTGAAATAAAGCCAGATGGATTGGTTGAATTATAAGGAGTAAACCCTAGGGCGGCCTGTTTATTATTGAATTTATTCCAATCAACAATGGTCAATAATCCATCACTTGTACTACTTGCGACACCAATTGATGAAAGTTTTGTTTTTAATTCTGATGTAAAATCTTCAGAAGAAAGTCCTTTCCCGTTAACTTTATTTACTTTCGTATCTTGGAGATATTTCCCCATCTCAGCAGTTAATGCTTTTGTAATTCCACCTGATGTTAAATCATTTACAAGAATGGTAGTAAGAGCAAATTCAACATTTTTAATGGCATCAACTAGTTCCTGAACACTATCCAACGTAACATCATTAGAATGAAGTAAATTTTGAATATTTAAAATTTGAGAGCGAAGTAGCTTACCCATTTCGGCTGAAAGCAATGATGTTTCGCCGCCATCGATTAAATTGTTAATAATTTCCAAATTCTCAGATGGAATCTTTTTTGTAGCGTTTAAGGGGGCATATCCATTAGGCTGCCCTTTTTTTGAAATATCCTCTTTACTTAAAAAAAGAGATGAATGTGCTCCAGAGTCAGTTAAATGGTTATCTACTATTGATTTATTTGCCTTTTGATCAAGCAAATTATCTACTCCATCAATTTGCGTTACAGGGATACGATCTTCCTTGTGCCAGAAGCTATCCCAAGTATCCCAAAATTGTGTTTGAGTCGGCTTTAACCCTGTTTTAAACCAGTTTTTAATAGTATTTAAACCTGTCATTTTATAAAGGAATAATCACGTAATTAAATTCAAGTAATTGAGATATCTGAGCAACCTCACGAAGACAAAGCTTGAATGATGTGCTTGTTTTTTCTCTAATCATCCAAAAAACATCATTGTCATTATTAAAGTCAGCTCCTTTAGATACCAAAGATCCAGCGACCATGTAATTAGCGGTAGCGATTTCTGCGAAAGTAACGGTAAGCACACTATCAGTTAATGCAACATCTCCAAATTGAAAATTACCCTTACGAAGAAAAGGACTTACAATATCCGGTTTGTTTAAAATCACAGAATCTCCTGTAGTTGCATTCCAATCAGCATTGACATTGACTTCTGCTCCGGTAGCAATTGTATTAAGCTTACTCTCTAAGCTATCGATTCTTTCAAGTAAATCAGCAACAACACTTTTATCTTCTTTTAAAGCCAATTTCGCATCAACATATGTCTTATCTGATTTGGCAGATAATTGAGAAGCCACCGTTAATTTGTCTTCCTTTAAATCAAGGGCATCACTTATATTTTTTGTTGGGAAAGCTCGTTTAAAACTTGCCCATGGATAGCTTGTAGTAGCAACTCCAAAAGTTGCATATCGTTCATTATAGATATTTCTAGATTGCCCATCTTCAAAAATGGCAGACTGGCCAGTATTGATAATTATCACTGATGGTGATATAATACCTCCTTTAAATTCAAGTAATTCGCCATTGATATAAACAACGCCATCACTAACAGAACTACCTGCTATATCACATCCAGTAATAATACTTAAATCTCCAGATAAGCCACCTAATTTATTAAATAGCTCATATGACTTTTGCATGTTATCCAACACATTAGTATCTACTGGAAAACCGCCTGGCTGTAAAAAATTGCCCTTATTCATTATTTCTTTCCATTTAGTTGTTTATATCTACCTAATTCAATGGTTAGGTTTTCAACCGTTGTTTTTAACTCTTGAATGATATTACGAGAATCAGATAATTCCTGACGAGCAGCAGATAATTCAATGCGAGTATCGGAAAGTTCCTTAATTGCATGTGTCAACCTACTGCCTAAGTCATCAACCATTTCACGGTAGTATTTTAATACCTTATCAGCATTTTCAACTTCAGATGTCTGAGCAGTAGCTTGTGCCTGTTTTCGCTGAAGAATCCAGCCAAAAGCACCTCCAAAACTCGTAGTGCATAGTAGCTCAATAATGCGCATTAAAGATTCATTCATAGTATTTCTATTTTATAATTTAAACCACATGCTTTATAAAAATCTATTAATGCCTGCAATTCAAAAATCGAGTTTTCAAAAATTAAATTTGGAACTTGAACAATAAAATCAACTCCGGTATCTTCATAATCTGATCTATCCCTTAAAAATATCTTACCTGAAAACTTAGGCTTATTTTCTGCACTTGTATACAGGTATTGACGCTTGTATCGCTGGCCATCTGTGATCACTATTCGCCTTAAACTTGGGTCCAATTTGTCATTTAAAACCTTTCTTAAATAACATACCTGTCCTGTATGATGTACTTTGTATATATTACCGTCTCTAAAAAAACGCCATTTGTCATACAAGTTTGCAATCGGGCCATTAATGGCGGTTGCAAATCCCATTAAAATTGACTTCCTCAAAAAAGTAGGCAGCAGTAATACAGCAAGTTTTTTAAAATTTACTTTAAACCACATATTGAATCGAATCGAAATTTTCTACTTGGAAATAACCACTTATTGGTATCGTCTTTACATTAATCACTTCATAGGCACCATAACCGTTTATTGTTGGATCAATCCAAGCCGATTGAGCACTTAAAATATGCGGAACTATCACTCCTTCTACTTGCTGAAGCTTATCAATTAAATGCGCCAAAACTAGTTCTCCATTGAAAGGAAGTTCTTTCATGTATTGTTTAATAGCTTCTTCAACTGGTTTGCCACCATTTAAAATTGAATTACCTGATGCATCAAGCAATAATGGATCTCGGTATATTTTTAGCACTAATAATAACTTGTCGGGGTAATAATTTATCACTGTTGTTTTAACTCCAGCAAATCGAATTTCTTCTAAATATGACTGAAAAGCATCATTTTGTTCCCCAGTGATAGGCGTTAAAAATCCAGCGTTTTCTGTGGCTATTTTAATAATAACCCTTCTATCATTACTTGACTCAACTACCGCTGAATACTTGACGATTTTACTGTTTTCAATTTGTTCATTAGTAGCGCTTGAATTATCAAACAAATCAGTATCTACTTTTAGATTAAACCCGTATTGAAATGCCAATGCTTTACTTCGGTACCAGGATAAAGTGCCAACTTTTTGCTCAGCTAAAGCAGTAGATAGCTCTGTTTTATGTGTATCAAATAATTTTTCAAGCGTATAAATCGAAAAAGCTACAACATCAAATAGGATGTTTTCAATTGATACTTTTGAAAATTCATTTTCAAAAAGTGCATCTTTTGAAAGACCATAAGCCTGCTGAATAGCTGGTATTGCTAAAAATGAAGTAGTAATCTCTCTTTTAATTTCAATAATGCTTCGTGCCATTCTTATGCTACATTAAAATTTTGCTCTATAATCATATCACCTATGCCTAAATTTTCAATTTGCTGTAAATCAATGTTTGAAAGTGCAGTGGCTGGTTGGTTAATAGTATCAAAAAAGGAGACTACTGAAGAATTAGAAATTGCGCCTACTTTCAAATTGCTTCCAACAGCTAAATCATCAGTCAAACTGAGGTTATTCAACAATGCTAAATCAAACGCATTTTCAACATCACCTGTAATTTCAATGGCTTTATCTAATAAGGATTGCCCATTATACACTACACTATTCATAACTTGCATCTATAATTAATGGCTTACCACTTTCTAACTGAATACTTCTAACCTTTAAATCGTCTTTCAAGAAGTGCTCTCTTATCCGGTGTCTACATCCTAAATAATCTTGATCTAACATCAGATCATTAATTGATATACCCAACGTTGGATTGGCCTTAAAGTCCCCTGGAGAAGCGATTAACATCAATGCTTGATTTTGATTCATTGTATTTCCAATTAGCAAACCTTGCTCAATCTGATTTGAATCACCCCTTTTAACCTGGATCTTTATGTCTACTCCATTAGCTGCATCATTGCTATCATTCAGTAGTATACCAATCGCTTTTTTCATTCCAAACGGCCATTAAAATTTCCTACTACATTTCCATTTGGAGCCACTAGCCCTGAAGTATAGACAACGCTTGCTTGCTTTACATAGCTATCAATAGCATCAGAGAGCCTTGTAGCAAATTCATCAATTGAAGTATTCTCCCTTTGCATCATATCTGACATAATGGAGACTATATCATTTTTTAAATTTGTCTTATCAAGTCCCATTAATCTTTGTTTAAAAGTTGTTTAAACTTAGTTTCAACCTGGTTTATTTTAGCAATCGTAGTAGGTATCGGTACTCCACTCACTCCTGAAGGAGTAAAAACCTTTAGTGTTTTTATAAGCGCACAAAGCTCATCAAATACATCATACAAGCTTGCATCTCCATTTTTTAGCGTTAGTTTTTTGCTTTCACTCTCAAGTTTAAACTCAAAGCCATTTTGCTTGTAAATAATGGATTTGACCTTATTAACTTTGATTACAAATAGGCCACTTAGCTCTCCTGTTTGTGACATAATCAGCACCTGGCTACCCTCTTTTGGGATCAGAACCAATCTATCAGATTCATCATCATCCACCGCTTTTAATCTTACTTCAGAAATCTCTAGACCACTTTGTAGTTTTACGGTGCAGGTATCGCCTTGAATCCCAACTACGGTAGCCGTTAATGGCAAGTTGGGTCTGATGTTTAGTATCTCCCTTAATACTTTTTTAACCTCTGCTGCCTTATCCATTATACACTTAGTTTAATCCCAAGCTTTACTGTTCTTTTTGCTCCAGCTTCGCTAATGGAGATTGTTACACCTACCACATAATAGCTTCCATCTTTTAAGGGATAATCGTTATCAAAAATTTTGGCTGAATACGATGGCTGCACAAAAGGCACTAGCCAGGTATCAATACTTCCTTCATACATATCAGCACTCCGGCGCAATAGCTCTGATTTTGCAATCTTTGCCATGTCTACTTTTTGAATGGATCCAATTTTTAATGTCACCGTATCACCCCCGGTAGCTCCGGTGGTAACCTTCTCTACTTGCCCTTTTAAATTAGTGTTCTCAATCGTTACTTCTACTTTACGATCAATGGCCTTTTTAAACTCCAAAGAACTATTTTCAACATTTTGCTGCATCGAGTAAATCACATTGCCACCTTTTTGACTATATGGTGGATGAATGTGAAGTTCTTTTTTATCAGTGTTAAAGTAAATGTTCGCCTTAGTC